ATTATGAGTGTTCCCGCCGTCAATAGTGCCTCGGATCGTCGCGCGTGGTAAGTCCTGTATTACGCTAACCTTGGCTGTTCCTGCATTGCTGCAAACCTTTTATACATAGCCGGGTTTCGGTCAAGCTATGCAACCACCTACTCAGACTTGGGCTAACCTGTGAGGCCGCTTGCTCCGATATACTGTAAAAAAAAACCTCTCCCATGTCGCGCTAGGAGAGGCCTTAAATGCTTGAATTGACAAGCTGTAAATTGGTCTGATCCGCCGCGACACGGTATATATGAAAAACTAATGCCTATTGTATCTGACCTGTCAAGCGTCTTTTATTTCCTCAATATTTAGAATGATTATTGATACGTTGCTACGCTTTAGCTTGTATCCTTTTGTCTTATTGCCTACGGCCAAATGCTTCAATGCCTCCTCTTTTGTATTGGCGTGCTTTATGGCTCCGCATTTGTTTGGCATATCTCTCCTAGTGTATGAGATCTTGTAACAAGTCACCTTGTCCTTGCAGTATGGTGCCCCTTTTTTATGAGCCATCTGCGAAAGCTACTTCTATCTGCACCGCCTCGATCTGCGGCCTCCGCTATCGTGCAACCCGTCCTTTTCCATATCTTAAATGATCGTGCCCTTGCTTTGGCGGTCTCCTCACTGGTCGATCTACCCCGCTTGCAATGGTCTAGGATGTCCCCTGCTTTCATGAGCATTTCCATTTTATCCTTAAAGCCCTCGATGCACTGCACCGCACTGGCTTTTGATTCTGTTGTTGAACTGAATTGTAGCATATTGATGTAATACGCCCTCTAAGGGCTTCTAATGCCCCTAGAAGGCGTTTTGATTGTAGTTTGATGTTGCGACCCCATTTGCATTTAATCTAAGCTTGTAGAGCCTCTGAGTGTTGATTCCTTGTGCAAGGACTGAGGGTATTTTAATTGTGCCTAGCAATCTCTTCGGCTTCCCAGTCAATATCTCCAATGTCCATTTCTAGACTTGCTAACCCCTCTGCCTCCTCTTCATTTTCAGCTTCAACTCTTATTGAAATTGTTGCTTTGCATATATATGTCTTCATTTTTATTATTATTTATTGGGAAGTTTGTTACTACTGCGTCACATAATTTACGGATAACGTCCTGTTTGTCTGATCCTGGACATTCGTAAAAATTACCATCAACGATAGTTTCAATGTCGTGCATCAGCTGTTCGCGTTGGTTTAATATTTTATTCATAGATATTTAACAATGATTGTGACCGCTAGCAGTATCCCGCCAACGATGATGCTCCAGAATACGATATACGCACTCTCCTCTTGCTTGTCTGTCTTGACTAGCTTGTTTGGTTTTTTGATTTTCATAGTTAGTTTATTGGTTGTCTAGTTTGGTGATTAAGTCCTGCATTTTGATTAAGTCCTGCTCCGTTACTTCGCTTGGCTCGTCGAGCAAGCAAGCTATGTCTATGGACAGGTCGGCTATGATTTCGGTGATCGTTTGCATAATTTTGATTGGTTTTGTTAGTTTATGTTTATGCAAACGCTAGTTTTAACTGCGCTCGCTCGTTAGCTTCTCTAATTTCCTTTTTTTCTTGGCACCTGTCGAGCATTTTATCTGCCGCGTCACTTAGAGTATCTGCAAGGCCATAATATATGCTCTCATATATATTGTAACTATCATATATTTCATCCTCTAGATACTCAAATATCTCGAAACAAGTGCCTAGCTGATTATAGTCCCATTCGCTAGGATCGCCCCAAGCCTCTAGGGTATTGTCGTAATGTGATATAAAGCCGCTCCGACTTGTAAAGCGTTGCGCTATTAGCTCCTCTAGCTCCTCTTTATGATTTGCTAATATATAATCTATAAAAGCAAACGCGCTAGCCTCTGGTAATTCAATAAAGAGCCTATCAGTCTGGAAATTATATTCCTTAGGGCTTTCCATGCTTTCAAACCTAGCGTCTAAAGATAGTCCCGTCTCTCTCTCTATCTCGTAGATAAAAGACTCAGCGTAATCTTTGGCCACATTATGGTAGAACTCACTGACATTCTTTTCTAGGTATCCATTTGCAAGGGTATCCCGTTGCGCTTCCGTTAGCTCGTAATCCTTATAATAGTAGTCAATAGAGTTTTCTATCTCGCTCTCTATGGCATGCGAATATAGGCTATTGTAGAACCCCTGAAAGGGTATTGTGGATATTGCTTTGTTTTTCATTCTATTACTTTCTTTTATTAGTTATTATTTAATATTGAGAATCTACCCAATCCTCTAGTTCTTCTTTGCTTTCCCAATAGGTTAGCTTTGTCGCGCCTATGGTTACGAAAGCAAAAACCCCGTCAATATAATACGGGTTGCCTTGTTCTGTTACGTAATGATTCATTTTATATGTTTTTATTGGTTATTATTTAGGCGTTATTACCTACCCCTAAACCCCGCGCCCCGTAAAGGAAACGCGGGGCGCAAGGTTGGCTTTGGCTAGTCTTTAGGCCAACTTAGCCGCGCGTAATACGAGGCGGCTAGCTTGCCCCAAAGCACGCGCTTGGCATTGCATCCAATCCTCGTTTACATTTGGGTTGCGATCGCCGTTCCGCGTTTTTCTTAGCTCGCTAGGCGTGCAGAGTCTTTCAGCAATGTCTTCATTGTAAATGCTAGAGCATCCCCCGTAACTATAAGCTTCCCAATCGGATGCCCCGTTCAAAAGGTCTTTCTCTCGAATTGGCATACCCTCGTTAAATTCATTAATGAGACTAGGGTTGCTCTCTAGGTTTTCCAGTAATTCAAGGGCGTAATCTTTCACGCCCCGCGCCCAAGCGTTCCTCATGGGCGCAATGGTTTTAACTTTGCTTTTTATTGTTTCAAACTTTGTTTTCATTTTTAATACTTTCTTTTATTGGTTTATGTTGTGCCCGTCATTAGGCACCCCAAAGGCCGCTCGAGTCAAAGACAAGGCGGCCAAAGGGTTTGAAGGGTTTCTCTTAGTTACTAGTGATTAAAACTGCGAATAATGTTGAGAAGGATAAGCTCTTGCGCCTAATTCCACAATTTCCGAAAATAACTTGCCTGAAGCTTTCTCAATCTCGCGACGTTCGTCGTCGCTTGCTGTTGCAAATCGTTTTCTCATCTCAAAATACTTATCGATTTTTTGTGAGTGCAGGTTCTGAAGTGTGTCTGTTTGTGTGTCCATAGTGTGTTTATGTGTGTGTATGGTTTATGATGCGCTCTTGAACTCTAAATCGTGTGCGAATCGATATTGCAAGCTATTTCTTTGGGCGCGATTCTTTTTATGCGCTTTCAACTTTTTACGGTAATTTAGAATAATGGTTTCAAGATTATTCCCTTGCTTTTCAATTGTTTTACCGTTGATCAAAGTGTAACGGTAAATGATTGTTTTGTAATCGCGTTTGACGATTCTATTTGTTGGAACGTAATACAGGCCACCGTCGACCAGTCGAACCATGCAAACACCTTTAGCCGGCACTGCATCTTTAATAATTTCTACGATGCTAGCCTCGTAATCAAATGTCTTTTGGCCTAGACCATGGCAATTTGTTATAAGTGTATTTTTTTTGATATATTCCATTTATACTGCTTTCTTTTATGGTTTATGACAAGCACTTCATGCGCTTAACTTATGCCAGTAAAAAGCTTTCTTTCGCATTGCGTCAATAGTTCTTTTAAGAATATTCATTCAACAGTTGAATGTATTCTACCCAAAGCTTACTCTCTACAATGTGCTATTGCGATCTAGTTCATTGCGATCTAGCTTATTGAATGTATCCCCGCTTCTCTAAAATAATTGTATTACATGTAACTAAAAGAGTGACTTGCCTTGCAACCTGGTATCAATGAACACATTTACACTAGTAAACAACTGTGCACCGGGGGGTGGGGGGTCGTGCGTCGCGCGCTGTGTTGTATATATATACATAAACTGCCCCTTAAAAAATGTAATTTAAATGGGCTATGTTTTACAGGGTATACTTATGAGGTGCATTTTGCACTTTAGGGTCGTATACTTGACATACCCAGAGGTGCAATACACACTTCAGGCTATGCGGTCATTACTAGACGGAGTAGAATGGAAATATAATCCCGTGTGGAGTTTGATGGAGGAGGGAGAAGAGATATGGGGGGATAATCGTTTGAGTCTCAAGGCTAAGGGAATATGGGCATACATGAAGTCTAAGCCTGCTAACTGGGACTTCAGTGCAAAAAGGATAGCAATGGAAAACAAGGATGAGACTAAGAGCGTGCAGCGTGGCATGAAGGAGCTAGAAGACTGTGGTTATTTAAGTAAGAGGAAACTAAGCAGTGGCAGGGTTCATTATACGCTTGCGCCAGATTCTTACATAGGCATAGAGCCACGAATTGACAAAAGCAGTTTAGATGATAGCAACGAGTATAGGTATGGGGGATAAAGAGACTCAGTTAGATTTAAAGACTAGGATGCGGGATGCCTTAGCTCCTATGCTTGCTAACGAGCAAGAGAAGACGGCTAAGAATAGTTTGCCTAACAACAACCCAGAGAAGTGGCTAACGGCAGCTTCTTTGTTTCTATCAGGGGCTAGTGTGCATGAGGTTAAGAAGACCATGAACTTGAACCATCACATAGCCAAGCGTATCAATGGTATAGTCAAAGCGTCTGACGACGCTAGAGTGTTTAGGCAGGAAAGGGCTATACAACTAGCTTCTACAATAGATGAGATTAATAGCATAGGGGAGAAGATAGCGGCTAGTTACCTTGATGGTTCTCCAGAGGCACTAGAGAAGATAAAGAGAGCAGAGACTAAGGACCTAGCTAACCTAGCGGTAGCACAAGAAAAGCTACACAGAACCTTTGATAATGTCACGGGCAACAATGTTCAAAAGATAGAGGTAAGGCATATAACCACCCCAGAGGAGGCTATGAGCCTTATAGATGCGCTGCCAGAGGCAGAGATAATAGATGTAGAGGAAGATGGCTAGGTCACTAATAGACGAAAGCTATGATCCCATCTACGACCAGGTTCGTGGTATATTGGGTGAGCACTTCGAGAACTACTGTTTCATTGTAATGGATGGGCGAGGTGAAATATTTTATGACTACAATCATTTGCCAGCGGGTAGAATGCTTTTGCGCGAGATGCAACTAGAGATTGGTGACGACAACATAGAGATTGAGTGGGAGTTTGAAAACGACCCAGATGATCCTGAAGATGATGCAGTGGACTAAGCACCCAACAATACCTACTCCTGACAGGGGGCGACTCAAGGCTCTCCTAGACTCAAAGGGGGCGCAAGCCGTATATGATGTATGGAAGGCGCGAGAGGACGCTATCAAGCTTACCATAGATGATCCTCTGCGTCATGGAATCAACCTAGTTAGCTGGGACAGAATTAGATGGGCATTGTCTGAGTATAACGAGGTTTTAGTTCTTGGAGGTAACCGTGGTGCTAAGACTACAGGTATGGCTAAGATATTTATGGAGTCTATCACAAAGCACATGGATGGACACGTGGTATTGTTCTCACAGAACGCTGACACGTCCGTAAAGGTTCAACAGGCTGCTATATGGGAGTTTATGCCTAGAGAGTTCAAACGCAAGACTAAGGGCATCGAGGGCTATATTAACTACTCTATGCAGAATGGTTTTACCGGGCAGTCATTTATCTTTCCAGATACTAGAACCCGTGTAGACTTTAAGACCTATACGCAGTTCAGTAATAACCATACCATCTTAGAAGGTTTTGAGTTTGGGTTTCCAAATCTAGGCAACCACCCAGAGAATGTAGGTATTGGCAACGACGAGTATCTAGGAGACTCTACGCTTATCAACACACAGCGTTTCCGTCTAGCTACTAGGGACTCCAAGCTAGTGACAGGATTTACCCCTATCGATGGCTACACAGAACTTATAGCTGACTACTTGCGGGACGCAGAGATTTTAGAGACTAAACAAGCAAAACTATTAGATGAGTCTGTGCCCGTAAAACAGTATAGTGTAAACAGAGATGCCGGCATTGTGTATCTGCACACAGACGAGAACCCTTTTGGTGGCTATGAGCGTATAGCCAAAGACTTGCAGGGCAGACCAAGAGAAGAGATACTGACCCGTGCATACGGGGTTCCTGTTAAGTCAATGACTACCCTGTTTCCATTGTTTAGCACTAAGGTTCATGTAACAGACGAACTGCCAGCAATAAACGAAAAGACTCACACAGTATATCAGGTAGTTGACCCTGCTGGTGCTAGGAACTATGTAGCTATATGGGCTGCGGTAGACAAGCAGGGGTTTGTTACTATTCTGCGTGAGTGGCCTGACAGAGATACCTATGGTGAGTGGGCATTGTCTGGTGACCCCAAGTGGAGGTTTGGTCCAGCAGCCAAGAAGATGGGACACGACATCCAGGCATATATAGAAGAGTTCAGAGACATAGAGAGTGACCTAGGCGTAGAGGTGTTTGAGCGTATAGGTGACTCACGCTTCTTTGCTAGAGAGAACGAGGACAACACAGATCTGTTTGAGAGCTTTGCTTCCAAGGGGATGTTCTTTATACCTTCTAGCGGAGCAGACATTGAGACGGGGCTTTCTGGTTTAGACGAGTGGATGCTCTATAATCCTGACACAGAATTAGATGGGGCTAATAAACCAATACTAAAAATACACTCATCCTGTGGCAATTTGATACAAAGTTTAATTAACTGGGGACATAGGGGTAAAATAGATGAACCGCTGAAGGACTGGATTGATCTTCTACGTTATCTACGCATGGCAAATGATGGCTATGGCCCAGACTATGTTTCCGACACTTCTATGAATACAACAAGAAAATCCGAGGGAGGATACTAATGGCAAAGAAAAGATTATTTCAAATAGCAAAGGAATGTGAAGTTCCTTTTGAAAAGGCTCTGGAGCTAGCGTTTCAGCATCTAGAAGAACACATGATTACAGGCGCAAAACATTTAACTTGGATTAACGAGGATGGGCAAGAGATATTAGATGATGTTATGCCTATGCCCAACGTCTCAGACAACAAAAAGAGTGAGGAGGAGCCAAACAGATTAATATACAGGGGCAAAGTTTTAAAAGAGTGTCCAAACCCTATGTATGTTGCCGTTCATCACCGAGAAAAGTTCTGTAAAGTTAATGTAAAGATTACTAGGAGAATGCAGGGCAAACTAATTGGCAAGATGATTTATTTTGAAGAAATCAAAGAAGGAGATATAACTAAATATTATTGGATCAAAAAGATTTGATATATATGATAAACTAATAGCTACCAATGTTAAGCGATAAAATTTCTGAGGAACTAACTTACGTCGGCAAAGAACCAGGTGTTCAGGCTCTGCGTCAAGCATACAATCAAACCTTAAACGAACTGGACTCCTATTTTGATCTGTGTCGTACTAGCTATGACGACAGGCGCAACGAGTGGCCAGGCAAGAGCCGTGACCTGCGTAAGCATGGTTCAGATGCTTTTCCGTGGGAAGGTGCGGCAGACATGGAGTCCCACGTTATTGATGAGCGTGTTACTAAGCTAGTGTCGTTGTTTATCTCGTCGATGAAGCGAGCCAATATCAGGGCTTACCCTGTAGAAATGGGAGACATTTCTCGGTCTAAGATAGTATCCAACTTCCTCAAATGGATGGTGTCTAGTGGCTACATTCCTAGATTTACCCAAGAAATGGAACTGGGAGCCAACTACATGTTAGAGCGTGGCTTGTTAATTACATACGTAGGATGGCACAGAGAAGACCGACGCTTTCTTCAAATTTTAGACATCAATCAGATTGCTCAAATATCTCCAGAGCTTGCTGCAATCATCTTGGAAGGCAACGATGATGAGCAGATTATTCAGCTTATAAAAACAACTTTTGACGGTGTAACAGACCGCAAAGCCAAGAGAGCACTCAAAGAAATACGAAAAAGCGGAGTCGCGGAGCTTCCGGTAGTTCGCCGTCAAATTGATGTTCCAGACGTAAAGACCTTAGCACCTGACGGAGACTTTATGTTTCCGGCGTATGTTACCGATCCTCAACGCTCTCCATACTGTTTCTGGCGCACATACTACACCGCGCAAGAATTAGAAAATAAAGTTGTTACTGACGGGTGGGACGAAGCTTTTGTAGACTACATGATAGAGCATTACCGTGGAGTAAACATTGACTCTATCGAGCGTGAACAAGAGGGTCGTCGATCTATTAGTCTTACAGATTCTGCATACGAAGCTGATGAACTTATCGAGGTTATTCACTGCTATCAACGCTTAGTTGATCCTGAAGATAGTTCTGAAGGTATTTACGAAACTGTTATACACAAGGACTTTGATGGCAACGAAGGATTAGGAGTGCCAAGTTACGCTAAGTTTAGTCTTATGAATGGCTACGAGGACTACCCCGTTGTAGTTACAAAGCTATCAGAGGACAGCAAACGCTTGTATGATACACAGACTATCCCCGATGTATTACGTGGTATTCAGCAGCAAGTAAAGGTAGAGCGAGACTCTCGCATTGACCGCAACAGCCTAGCTACGCTTCCACCAATTATGCACCCTGTAGGCAATGCGCCTAAAGACTGGGGACCTGGTAGATACATACCATACCGACGTAAGGGCGAGTTTGAGTTTGGTCCTACCCCCAACTTCAATCAAGGCTCCTTAGAAATGGAACAAACTATGGAGAGGCAAGCTAACGCAATGGTAGGATTAGATTTTCAAGACCCTATTAGCCAGATGCGTAGACAGTTCCTAGTAGACAAGTTCTTAGCTCACTGCGCTGATGTTCTAAAACTAGCATATCGTTGCTTCCAAAGGTTTGGACCAG